GATGCAGCGCCTCAATATTCTGCTGAACAAGACCCGCGAAGAAATGGCGCGCGATTACGTCACCAAAGCAGACAGCAGCACCGTCATGGCGCAGATCGTTTCGCGCTTTGATCGCATCGAAGAAAAAATAGACCGCCTGATGGAGCGATGAGCCATGATAGACCCCGCCACGGCAATCATGGCAGCGTCCACAGCTTTCAACGCAATACGCAAAGGCTGCCAGATCGGGCGGGATTTGGAGGGCATGGCAGGCGATCTGGGGCGCTGGTCTAAGGCGATCAGCGACTTCGACTTTGCAGCGAAGCGCGTAGAAAACCCTAAGTGGTATCAGAATTTCGGCAGCGTCGAGCAGCAGGCAATGGATCTGTTCGTGCAGAAGAAGCAGCGCGAGAATATGCGCGATGATCTGCGCAAAATGATTAGTGAAACGCTTGGCCCGTCTGCGTGGCAGGAGCTGATCAAAATGGAAAACGAAATCCGGCAAAAGCAGAAGGATGCAATGTATAAACGCATCGAGCGCAAGGAGACGATCATCGCGTGGGCTGCTGGCCTGTTCCTGTTTTTGCTCTGCGTTGGCGCGCTGTTTGGGTTTGTCTGGATCGCGGTAAGACGATAATATAAGTACAGAGGTGTAATATGGAAAAACTTTTGGAATATAAGATCATGCCGCGTCTGATGATGTTGGTGATGACGATCATGTATATACGCTGCATCGAGTGGGCTTTAAGCCAGCCAGATTTATCGACGCAACAAGCTGGCCTAATATCAGTTGTAACAGGGGCCATGAGCGGTGCGTTCGCCATATGGCTGGGGTCTGAGAAATGATTGGCCAGATTATAGGCGCAGTCGGCGGGCTGGCGACAAGTTACCTCGACGGCAAGACGGCAATCCAGAAAGCGAATGCCGAAATCAAGTTGAAGCAGGCAACCGGCGAGATGGATTGGGAACAGTCAGCCATTGAGGCCAGCAAAGACAGTTGGAAGGATGAGCTGTGGACAATTGTTTTCGTGGCCATATTGTGCATGAATTTCGTGCCGTCCATGCAAGACGTAATGGCAGAGGGTTTCGCTAATCTTGAGACAACGCCGCTCTGGGTGCAATGGGGCATGTACGCTTCCATCGCCGCCAGCTTTGGCATTCGCACAATGAAAGGCTTGAAGAAATGAGCGTCGCACTGAAGCTATTGCAAAAAAAGGTTGGCGTTAAGCCAGATGGCGCATACGGGCCAAATACGGCGCGTGCAATCACCAAACATTACGGGCTGTCTCGCGTTAAGGCTGCGCATCTTCTGGGGCAAGCGGGGCACGAGAGCGGCGGGTTCAAGCTGACACGCGAAAACCTAAACTATTCGGTGGAAGCCATGATGCGCGTCTGGCCGTCACGCTTCCCCGACGAGGATAGTGCCAAGCCATATGCTCGCAACGGCGCTAAACTGGCCAGCAAGGTTTACGTCGGGCGCATGGGCAATGAGACGCCGGAAGACGCCGCAAAGTTTATCGGACGCGGTTTTCTGCAGCTCACCGGCAAGAACAACTACAAGGCGTTTGCACATGATATGCGCTTGCCGGAGGTGCTGACAGACCCGTCGCTTGTTGAGGAAGACTACGCCTTTGAAACGGCTATGTGGTTCTTTGACAAGAATGGGCTGTGGAAGATCGCAGATGAAGGTATAGACGACGACGCCATCGCCAAAATCACCAAGCGCGTTAACGGCGGGCATCATGGATTGAAAGATAGAGCGGATCGCACGCGGCAGGCGTGGGATTGGCTGAGATAGAAGACGTGGACGGCTGGCGCTTAAAGTAGTATAGTCGTGTAAGCATTGAGGATTTTGATATGACGATTAGCATAACTAAACCTACCGTGGGCGGCAGCGAAAACACATGGGGAGCAACGGTCAACACGGCGCTTGATAACGTTGTTGACGTTCTAAACGGCGACACCGCCAGCACCCCAGACTTGACTGCTGGATCTTGGAAAGTCGGTGGCACTGCGATTTCTGCGTCAGCGGATGAGATTAATCATACTGACGGCGTTACAAGCAACATTCAGACACAATTAAATGCTAAAGCGCCGACAGCCTCTCCCACATTTACTGGCACGGCCAACATTCCAACTGCAAATGTTACGACAGTTGATTTGGGGGATTGGACGATTACTCAGTCCGGTAGCGATTTGAAATTTGCATATCAGGGAACGGATAGGCTGAAGCTATCTAGCTCTGGTGCGTTGACTGTTGAGAATGATGTAACTGCATTTGGTAGTGCGTAATGACTATAACCTCGATAGACAATTTTGGTCACGCAAGCGGCGCAATATCTATGAGCGAGTTGCGTGATTATTATGGGCAGTCTGGTTCTGTTTCTCTTAGCGGTGATTTAAGCGGTAGCTCTAATCCTGTTCCAGACAGCTTGCCGTCTTCAGGTAGTGCATTAGCGTTTTCTAATTATCGAAGCGCAAATCGTATATTAAAGAAAAAAGGCACTACAGAAACAAAGGCAAGTGGATCTTCTTGGTCGCCAGCACAGTCAGGTTGTGTGCAGTATAACGTATATGCTGTTGGCGGTGGGGGTTCTGGTGGCGGTCATTCCACTGACAGTCAGCGTGAAAAAGTTGCGTCAGGAGGCGCTGCGGGAGGTACAGCTTTCCGTAGGTACTCAGTGCAGGATCATGCTATAACCTCTGCTAGTATTAGTATTGGTGCTGGCGGTAGTGGCGTATCTTATGCTGGAGGAATAGGAACGGTTATATCAGGGAGAAACGGTGGCACCACCTCGTTTAACCCTAATGGCACTGGTACAACTATTTCTGCTACAGGTGGCTCAAGGGGTTTTGGTGGTAGGCAGGGCGCGATAGATGCAACTGTAACGACTACTCTTCCTGTAGGAGAGGCTTCTAGCACCACTACTACAATCCATTGGGGTATTTGTCCTGCATCATTAGGCGGCTCTGGGTCTGGGGGAGAAAGTAATTACACTGGTGGCCATGGACCAGGTTTGTCTATAGGCGGTGACGGCTCTGGCGCTACAGGTGGTGGTAGCCCAGATTTAGGCTCTGGTGGCGTAAATGGTTCCACTGTAAGCGCATCTGGTTATTTAAAGGGGTCTACTACAGGAGCGCCAACAAAAGCTACAGAGTGGGGTTCTGACGTAAGTGTTACCTTTCAAGGTGGCGCTGCGGTTCAACACTCAAGCGGTGCTGCGGGAGCTTCTGATGCTGGCAATAATTACGGCGCGGGATCAGGCGGTTCTGCTTCAGAAAGCGGTGCAGGATCTACCGGCGCAGGATCTGGCGGCGCTATATTCGTAACTTATTACGAGGTAAATACATGACACTCGTACCTTTAGACATCCCAGCCGGATTTTATCGAAACGGCACTGACTTAGAGCAGTCTGGCCGCTGGCGTGATGGCAGCTTGGTGCGCTGGCGTGATAACAGCTTACGTCCAATCGGAGGCTGGCAAGAGCGTAAAGCATCGTTTTGCACAAATGTCGTGCGCGGGATGCATACGTGGGAAGCAAATAATGGCACTGCGTATTTTGCTGGCGGCTCATATAACGAGCTGAAGGCCATGACGGGCAACGGCACTGTGTATGACATCGCCCCAACAGATTTAACGGCTGGCCGTGAGGACGCAGAGGTTGAGACGGGTTACGGTTACGGATTTTATGGCGATGGCTTCTATGGAACGCCAATCCAGCAAAACGCAAACGCCGTGCCAGAGGAAGCCACGCAATGGAATATAGACAACTGGGGCGAATATCTTGTTGCTGCCAACAAAGATGACGGGCGCTTGCTTGAGTGGCAATTAAACCCAGCAGTTAAGGCAGCGCCGATTGCAAATGCCCCTACGGGTAATCTTGGCTTAGTTGTAACAGAAGAGCGTTTTATCTTTGCCTTGGGTAGCGGCAACAACCCGCGCAAAATTTCTTGGTGTGATCGTGAAAACAACACGGTATGGACGCCAGCGGCTACAAACGAGGCCGGTGATATTGAGCTTGCCGATAGTGGGCAGATCATGCAGGGGATCAGAACGCGAGGCCAAACGCTTATCCTGACGGATACATCAGCCCACACAGCGCGATACCTTGGGCCGCCTTATGTGTATGGCTTTGAGCGTGTCGGCACATCATGTGGGGCCATATCCCGCAAGGCTGCATCTGACGTTGATATGGGCGTGTTCTGGATGGGCCAACGCGGTTTCTTTAGGTTTGACGGAAATAGCGTTCAGGAAATACCCTGCGATGTGTTTGATTATGTGTTTGGCGACTTTAACCCAGCGCAACAATCTAAAGTCTGGTCATTTGCCAATGGTCAGTATGGTGAAGTTTGGTGGTTTTATTGCAGCGAAAATTCGACTGAAATAGACCGCTACGTTGCTTACGACTACAAAGAGGGCCATTGGCTAATCGGAAACCTGTCTCGCACCTCTGGCGTTCAACGCGGCGTTTTCCGTTATCCGTTCATGGCGGGTCACAACGCAGACAGTGATATATATGAGCATGAAGTGGGCCTTAACGTAGACAGCTCATCTATCTTTGCCGAAAGCGGGCCAATATCTATAGGCGCAGGAGATCAGGTTGCGCGTGTTACTGAGCTTATTCCCGATGAAAAAACACAGGGCGATGTCAACGTCACGTTTAAAACAAGGCTATACCCAAATGGTGCGGAAACAAGTCATGGGCCATTCACAGCTGCAAACCCAACTTCAGTAAGGTTTACTGGTCGGCAAGTTCGTATGCGGGTTGATGGAGCGATCCTGTCTGATTTTAGGGTCGGCAACATGAGAATTGATATGAAGGCTGGGGGCCGCAGGTAATGCCGGTTCCAGTATTACCCCCTATTGGCCCAGACTTGCGTCAGTGGGGGCGTCAGCTAACAATATACTTGCAACAAAACTTAGCAAAGCTTGGCTTTAAAACATCGACGGACAACCCGTCTGAGAATGGCGTCATCCTGTGGGATAACGTAAACGGCTACCCTGTCGTGTCTAAGAATGGCGAGTTCCGGCAGATCGTGCTGGAGGATGGACACGCTGACTTTATAAAAACGGCTGAGGTCGTGCCAGCGGCAGCCAACACGGCATACAAGCTGACATATGACGCGCCGGTCGGAAACGACGGCATCACGCAAGGCACGCCAGCGTCGCGCATCGTGTTTGAGGAGGCGGGCGAATACGTCATATCGTTTTCGGCGCAAATATCATCAACGTCAGCCAGCACGGTTCACTTCTACTTCTGGCCGAGCGTCAACGGAACAGACGTGGCTGACAGCGCGATGACAACCGCGCTACACCAGAACAACGCTACACTGGTCACGTCACGCACGCAGATATTCACCGTTGCGGCGAATGACTACTTGGAGGTGAATTACATGATCGACAGCACAGACGGCTTCCTAAATTACACAGCAGCGTCATCGCCTGTGCCAGCGATCCCCGCCTCCACCTTAGCAATTACGAGGCTTCATGGATAAAGAACTTGAAAGATGCCGCGATTGGATCGAAGCCGCTCTGGAATACTCAGGCGGCACGCATGACTTTATCGACGTTGCCGAGGGTATATACAAAGGTACCATGCAGCTCTGGCCAACGCCGAGGGGGTGTATAGTCACTGAAATCGTGGTATATCCTAAGAAGAAGGTTTTAAACGTGTTTCTTGGCGGCGGTGAATTGGGTCAAATTTTAGATATGCACGAAGATGTGGTAGCATGGGCAAAATCTCAAGGATGCTCTGCATTGACGATGACGGGCCGATTTGGCTGGAAGAAACCATTGAAGGCGCATGGATGGGTTCCATTGCACGCCTCATATTTGAAGGAGTTTGAATAATGGCAGGCGGCAAGGGCGGCACACAGACGTCACAAATTACAATCCCAGATTACATTGAGGATGCGGCACGCCGCAATTTGGCTAAAGCAGAGGGCGTCAGCCAGATTGGCTATGTGCCTTATTACGGGCCAGACGTTGCAGCATTCACGCCAATGCAAGAGGCATCATTCCAGCAAGCTGCTGACGTGGCATCTGCGTTTGGCCTCGCCTCTCCCACAGCGGCAGCGGATATTATGGGCGGCATGCCTGCCCCCACCCAATACGCTGGCGGGGTAAGAGGCTACAGCGCAGCGCCAATGTATGAGCAGGCCGTGTCTGAGCTTGCCGCGCAGCGCCCAGCGCAAGCTGAATATCTGCAAAGCTTCTTTATTGATCCAATGACCGGCGAAGCTATACGGGATTACGGCCAGCCAGCGGTATCTCCCGTTACGCCTATGACATCGCCTGTTGCGGGTGGCGGGGGAAGGTCTGATGATCCTATATACACTGCGCCAACCGGCAACCCATATGCAGATGATTATTTTGGCGAAAGTATTGTAAACTTTGCATCCGGTGGCGGCATACTAGGCGCGGTGAAGGATGCTTTTGCTGGCCTAAGTGATACCCCATCGCAGGCGGTGGCAAGAGACTTGCGCCGTCAAGGAATTGAAGCAAGTGGTGGCGGCGGCGTCTACACTGGCGGGAATAGATAGAGGATAAGATAATGGCTGGACAAGGTGGAAAAGGCGGCGGTCAGGTAGCGCAGCCATTCAACGTAAACCAAGCGGCGGCTGGCGCATTACAAGGCGCGCTTGGCGGCACGCAGGCAGCAATGACAGGCCCGCTGCAAGTTGGCGCGTTTATGAACCCATACACGCAGCAAGTGATTGATCGCACGCAGCAGGACATTGCTAGGCAGCAAGAGATGGCAATGAACCAGCTTGGCGCTCAGGCAACAGCGGCGCGTGCGTTTGGTGGGTCTCGTCAAGGCGTTGCCGAGGGTGTTGCTGCTGGAGAATACGGGCGTATGGCAGGCGATATTGCAGCTCAGCAGCGTCAAACTGGATATACCACAGCAATGCAGCAGGCGATGGCTGACAGGCAGGCGAGACTTGGCGCAGCATCACAGCTTGGCGCATTGGGCCAGCAAGCATTTGGCACAGGGCAAGCG